GCGCAGGATCAGGCCGGCTGCTGCGCGGATGAGACGTTGGGTGTAAGGAGAAAATACGGCGCGGTTTACTCGGGCTAAATAAGCGGTGTAGTCCTCGCGCGGTTCCAGAGGGAGGAAGGCTTCGCTGTTCTCGCGGAGATACTCGGTGCCGAGTGTCACCGCTTTCATGATTTCCCAGCCCTTCATCTGGTCCATCACGGCGGCGGTGCGCGTGAAGGGGTTGTCAGAACCACCCATGTAGGTGGAACTGACGAGGTGGGTGCGGATGCGGCCGGGAACTGAGTAAGTCATTTAGTCACCATTTTTCGCGGTTTGCCCAGTAGGCAGCCGACATTTTTCCCTTTTTAATGTTAGCCGCGTGCCTAGCCTTGAACGCCTCGCGGCGTTTGCGGTCGGCTTCGCTTTCGCCGGCTTTCTTGGGGGATCCAGAGACGCCCTGTTGGCCGAAGCGGATTAGTTTTACTTGGTCGCCCTCTTTTGCGAGCACTACGTGTGATTTAGTGGGGTGTTTTGGGGTGCGTTTTGGTTTGTTGTAGCCGTCGAATTTTTCGCCGCGATACTCAATCATCGTCGTCCTCCTCGTCGTCGGGGTCGTTGATTGGCACCAGCACTTCGATGCCTTGGGCCAACATTGACACAAATCCGCCCAGAATTTCAGGGTTTTGGGGGGATTTGAAGACGAATGTGGCGTGCGTGAGGCCGTCTTCAGCGTCGATTTCGATGTGAACACAGCCTCCGTTGACGGTTTGGATCGCCATTAGCCGTGATACGCGACTGCAATATGAGGAACAACAGTGGGTGAGCCTGAACTAATAGATGCGATTCGCATACGAACTTTGGCGGCAGGTTTACCGTCATAGAAGTAGACGTATTGGCCAGCAGAGTTGATCGTCTTGCTGCTATCAATCGTGAACCAGTTGCCGTTGCCGTTGAAGCTGCACTCCAGGGCGAGCTGGAAGTTGGCGGTGCCGGTTACGGTGGCGGCAAATGTGTAGCTGGGTGACTGCGCCGGTACTTCCATCCAGTCGTCCACGGCAGTTAAGTTACTGCCTGTGTACTCGACAAGATTGGTGAAATAATCTTTGGCGGTTAGCGCTTTGGCGGCCATGGCTATTTACCTCGTTTTTTGGCAGTCTTGGCTGCTTTCTTGAAGTCTGCCGCAGTTGGGGCACCTTTGCTGCCCGGTTTACGCATTTTTTCGCCCGAGCCAGCCTCAATGCGCTTGCGTTTGGCTTTGATATTGGCGTATAGACCCTTTTTCTTGGCGGCCATTACTTTTTGCCTCCCTTTTTAGTGGGTTTTTTGCGGGTTTTGCCGGCTTCGGATAGTGCAATGGCGATTGCTTGCTTCCGATTTGTCACTTTCTGGCCCGAACTGGACTTAAGAGTGCCAGCGGAGTATTCGGACATGACCTTTTCGACCTTTTTCTGGGCCTTTGTTGGTTTTTTGGCCATGGAACGAGGGCTTTGTACCAGTGTAAGGCGGGTTAGTAGAGGCGATAGTTGGTTTGGCCCATGCTGCCCGCTTTGGCGAGGTTGAATTGCTGTAGGCATAAATACCCAAAGGCGTCGAAGGCGTGGTCGACGCCAAGGTTTTTGTTGGGGAGGCCGGTTCCGGGGGCGTAGGTGAGGGTGCGGAGGGATTTGATTAGTTCTTTGCAGCGGGGGTGGATGTAGGTGCGGCGGGTACCAGTCGCATCAAGGAGGGCGGTGTTGACGGCGGTGATCTTGTCGCGGATTTTCCAGGGGGCTTTGGGACTGGAAACGTTGAAGCCGCTGCGGCGGAGGATGTTGTGGTCGGTTAGTCCCACGCCACTTGTTTTGCGGGCGCCGCCGGTGGGGTCAGGACAGGCGATAACGCGGCGGTCCACGCCGAAACGGCGGGTGACTTCCTCGGCGAAGTCCCAGGTGGTGGCACCGCCTGTGAGCATGATTTCGTCGAAGACGTAGAGAGTGTCGTCCTTGCGGACGGCGCAGATGCCGGACATGGGATCCACGTTGAAGTCCACGCCTAGGAGTAGTGGAAGGACTGATATGTCGGCTGCTTCGGTGCTGATGTTTTCGTCGCCGAAGGAGATTGCCACCAAGCCACTGAGGTTTTCGAAGCTGGCCTCGAATTCTTGGCGGAAGGTGCGGGCGTCGAGTTGGCCTCGGGCGGCTTCGATTTCTTCTGGTGGGACGTTGTCGCCCTCAATCGTCGTGAATTGCCAGCGGCTCCAGTTCTCGTCGCCGCTATCCGCGTATTGCCAGAGTTCGTAGAACCAGCTAGCCGTGCCGTCGGGCGTGGAGATGAATAATGCCCAGCCTTGTTTGTCGGCTAAGGCGGGGCGGATGACTTCAAACCAGACTTCTGCATCCATGAAGGCTGCTTCGTCCAGCACCACGCCAGCCAGACTGCGGCCTCGGAGGGCCATTGCGTTTTCAGTGCCCTTCAGTTCGATTGTTGAGCCGTTTACGCGTTCGGTCTTCAAATCCGTCTCATTTTTGGCCTTAATCCATGCTTTAGGGACTAACTTTTTCAACAATTTCCATACAATATCCTTACTCATGCGGTACGTTGGGGCACAATAAAAGAACGTTTCTCCAGGTCGTTCTATAGCTCCACGGAGGAGTTCCACGCAGGAGAGGTAGCTTTTACCGAAGCGGCGACCGGCAACGAGGACGCGGAAACGTTTGCGGCTAGAAAAGACTTGGCCCTGGGCGTAACGGAGGCTGACCGCTCCAGCTGATTCGGGCATTTTTATCTGGGGGGTACCTTCTAGTGTATTGCAGGAATCGCAACCCCTCCCCCGTGTGTAACAGAGGAAGGAATTGCGAATGTATGTGTAGGTTCAGAGGGTACCCAACAGCGCCGCGCGGATCCGCAACCCCGCCCCTGGTGCGTCTGTACTACAGCCGGGAGAGGCCCCTAGCGGGCCTGTGAGGGCCGATCTGCTAGGGGCCGCTACTGTGTCACATAGCAGCGGCCAGACGACGCCTGACGGTCGTCCGGGACACGCCTAGGCGCTCCGCTATGGCCCGTTGGGTGAGGCCCTGCACGCGCAGGCTGTGTACCTCCTCGATCAGTACGGCTGTTTTAGTCTCGGCAATGACCTGCACCAGTGGTTCGGGTGTACTGGTGGCTGGGCGGGTCGGCCAGTGTTGCGCCAGCCAGTCATTGGTACGGTGTACCAGTCGGCCTAGGCGGTAGCCCAGCCAGTAGGTGTGCACTACAGCAGTCAGCACTAGGGCGACGGCTGGAGCAATAGTACGTGCGTACTTCTCAAGCTTGGTAGCGACTTGCTCGGTGGTTGGGTAGTTCATGTGTTCCCTTGGTTTGGGTGTACTAGTGGGGGCGTCCTCTGCTGCCCTCACACCTATAGTGTAGCACAGAAAAGCCGGGGTAGTGAGCCCCGGCCGATATTGTAATACTCTGTAACATTACAAGATGTTACCGTCCGAGCACCAACAAACGGCACTCAGCGGCGGAGCGGCCGCCAGACTCACACTGCGCCAAGCGGTTTGAGTTGTCGGCGCCCATAGCTAGGACGCCGCAAGCGGTGAGCAGCGCGGCCAGGGTAAGGAGGCGATCCATGGTGGGAAGCGTGGTGAGCTTCCCCGTATTGTATCACAGAACCGCCGACTGCCTAGCCCTGGCGCTTGTCTTCCACAACGATATTCAGCTGCGGTGCAGCGGCTGCCTGTTGTTCTGGCGCAGCCTCTCCAATCACAGCGCCCATATCTTTGAGCAGCATCGCCACAGTCTGCAACTGGCCTTTCGCCATGGCCTTACGGCAGGCAGATAGCCTCAGTGCCTGGATTTGGTTCAGCAGATCGCCTCTTGTAGCAATCTGCTCCGTTTTCAGCATCTCTGCCGCGCGGCTGTAGTCGTCGTCTGCCGTGCGCACAGACACCCCGAAGCGATCCGCTAGTTTCTGCGTGATCTGCCTGCGCGTGCCACCATTCAGGATTTCGGCGTAACACCAGTTCGCCCGTTCCTCTACGCGAACGCTCGATCCCTTGCCACCACGCCAACGCTTCGACTCATCGTTGGCAACGGTCGTAGATTTCGTTACTTCCAACTCGTCGGAATCGGGCACCGTTTGAGTCACAAACTCTGTAGCCCAATGCTAACCTCTCCTGCTGTCACGTTTGCAGCGAAAAGCCCGGCGCTAAGGCCGGGCCGTTGATCGGTAGGGGTGCGCCAGTCAGTAAGAGGGCAGGATAAAGGCAACGGTACAACTGCCAACGGGCCGTAGCTCGAATCCCTCGCCGTGCTCGAACGTCCGGCACCGGCAACCTGTCAGCCCCAGGGCGGCCTTAGCAGCCGTCACAACCTGCCTACGGCTGGCATCCTGGGGTAGTACCAGCTGATCGCGTCGCACCCAGCTGTAGTTAGCCTCGCCGCCGAACGTATCGGTTAGCTCCACATCCCAAACGGTAAGCGTTTCCAGCATCGCTCAGCCCTCCAGCGCGTTGGTGCGCTCGAAATATTCCAGCATCGCTCAGCCCTCCAGCGCGTTGGTGCGCTCGAAATAATCCGCCACGGCGAGCCAGACCTCTAGGCCGGGGTACTGGCAAGCGGTAAAGTCGATCTCACCGCTAGCGGTAACCTCTAGGCGGGTGCCCCAGTACGTGCCAGGTACAAGCTGCTCGGCACTGCTGCAGCGTCCGGGCCAGCTGCGCAGAACTGCCAGCCGCTGGCGGTCTCGCTTGCTTTTGTCGTTGCGCCAGGCCCGCACTTCGTCGGCGCGAGCGTAGCGAGGGTCGAAATAATCGTTCTGCCTGATCGTGGCGTGGCGGCTGGCGTAGGCCAGCAAATCTTGAACGGTTGCCATGGTGTGAGCCTTAGGGTGGGGTCTCGTGTGTGAGTGTAGAACCGGATCCGGCCCGGCGTCAAGCCAAGGCCGCCAAGATGCCCGACCGTTCGGCGCGAATCGCGCAATCAGCCCGGCTGGCCCACTGATTCTCAACAATCAGCGGATCCTGCCCAATAGTGTGGGGCGCCATCTCCGCTACGTAAGCCTCTCGGGTCGGGTATTGCCGATAAAAGGCGACGCAACGCAGGATCTCACGAGCAGCCGTTCCAGCATCGCTCAGCCCTCCAGCGCGTTGGTGCGCTCGAAATAATCCGCCACGGCGAGCCAGACCTCTAGGCCGGGGTACTGGCAAGCGGTAAAGTCGATCTCACCGCTAGC